GGCACGGTGGTAGCGGCTTCCGAGATGGGCAGCTTTATGAAGATCGTGGGTCTAACCAATGAAGAGCTCAAAAAAGCAAATCAAGACGGAAAAGTATACGATTATATTATAGAAAAACTTGCCAAATTTAAAGAGCTTAGCGGCGAAGCCGCAAAAGGCTACGAGGTAGCTTTGGGGTCGCTAAAAAACGAACTTACCGAGCTTAGTCGCGAACTGACCAAGCCGATGTTCGATACGCTCACTACCGGTATAGCTACTTTTTCAAATTTCATCAAAGAAAACAAAGCTACGATTATAGAATGGGCGGGGTATATCGTAACCGCCGGAAAACACCTGGGAATACTTGCGGGCTCGTTCGTCGCCGCCAAGATCGGCGCGGCAGCTCTAAACGTAGTACTTGGCATCTCAAGAGGCGTGCTAGCTATATTCGCATCATCCCTGACCGCTACCCTTACACTTACGTCAGCGCTTGGGGCGGGTATCGCGGCACTGAAAGCGGCCTTTAAAACCTTTTTGCCCACTGCGGTGATATTTGGCGCAGTAGAAGCCTTTATAGCGCTCAAAGACCGCATGGACGGAGCCAGGGCTAGCGGCGAAAAGCTAAATTACATCCTAAACGTTACAAACGAGGAACTTAGCAAACTAACTAAAAATCAGCTCGAATTTAGACTGGTCGAGATTCGCAGGGAACTAGACGCCACAAAAAAAGAAGCAAGCGGCCTGCAAGACAAGATCGCAAACGGTTTTACCTTTATGACCAAAGACGCTCTCGTCGAAAATAGAGCAAAACTGGACGAGCTACAAAATAATATCCTTGATCTAAGTGCGGCATACGGCGAGGTGCAGGACGTCTTAAACGGCAGAGGCAAAGGCGCAAGCGCGAGCCCCGCAAAAACCGACTCCCTTCTGCAAAACCAGATCGACGCCCTGAGCACGACCTTGGACAAGGCTAGCGAAAAGGCTAAAAACGTAACCACGCTTGGGCGTCTAAAAAGTGAACTAACCGAAATCGACGGACTTGTAAAAAAATTACAGGGACGTATAACCGACCCCGAAAAAGAGAAAAAGAGGCTCGATACGCTTGAAGCCTTGCAAGTCATGCGCAAAAAAACGGCAAAACAAATAGCCGAATTTAACAAGCAAGACATCAAAAATTTAGGCGACGCAAACTCCGCATACCGCGAAATCTCTCGCATAGGTATGAGCGAATACGAAAAAAAGCTCGACGATATCGACCAAAAATATAAAAAATGGCTAGATAGCGGAGTGGACGCTAAAACGGCATTAGCCGCCAAACAAAAATTAATAGACGAAGAAAACAAAGAGCATACGCAAAAAATTCTTAGCGCCCAAAGCGAAATTTATAAAAGCTATTACGAAAAAATAGGCGATTACGCCAAGGTTTGGAAGTATGAAAAAGCCGAGCTTTCAAAAAAATTAAAAGAGGCCGGCATTAGCGGAAAAGAATTCGACGCGATAATAGTAGATAGCGAAATAAGCTATAAGCAAAGCGCCGAAGAGAAAGAAAAAAGCAAGCTCGTAAAAAGGATAAACGAAGAGCTTAAACTTGAAGATAGAAAAACCGATTTAGCCAAACGCCGCGCCGAGCTTCTTTACGACGAAACGGCCAAAAGAGGCGAGCTTATTCGAATTGAGCACGAGCATACCTTGACGCAGTATGAAGCCATGCTTAAAAAAGGCGAGATGAGCGAAGAATACTACGCTCAGGCTATCGCCTTAGAGCAAAGACTTTACGAAAAACAGCTATTTAACGCCTCAAACTGGGGGCAAATAACCTCCGATACGATCTCTACGCTTCAAAGCGCTATGGGTAGTTTTTTGGACTACTCGAGCGAGAAATTTATGAAATTCGGCGACCTAGCCCAAAGCGTGCTTCAAAGCTTAGCTAACTCGCTAATGAAGATGCTGGTAATCCAGCCCATAGCAAACGCCTTAGCTCAGGGCGCGCAGGGCTTATTCGGCGGATCGGGCGGAGGCGTTCACTCAAGAGGAGCCATGAGCGCTGCCGCAGCGGTTCCGTCCGCCAAAGGCAACGTTTTTTCGAGCCCCGATTTGCACAGCTACGCAAATTCGATAGTAAATAAGCCTACTTATTTTAAATTCGCTAGCGGCGGGGTGCCTAGACTGGGCGTTATGGGCGAGAAAAACGGAGGAAGTTACGAGGCTATCATTCCTTTAACTCGCACTAGTAACGGCGATTTGGGCGTGAGAGCTCAGGTGCCTAGCACCCCGTCAAATATGAAAATAGAAGTAATAAATCAAACCAACGAAAACGTAAAAGTAGCTAACGTATCTACTAGGCAAAACATGGAAGAACAAGTCATAAGCATAGTAATAACCGCTATTCAAAACAACAAGATGGGTATGCGCGATATTTTAGGGAGCAGATGATGAACTCGTATCCAAAGAAACCCGAATTTGCCGTAACTTCGACCAGAACGACGATAAATCCCGCGTATAGGAGCTCTAGCGAAGCCGGTTATACGACGACGCGTAAGAAATTTACCAGGCCAAAGACCAAATACTCGCTCGTTTATCCGTATATAACGCATGAGGAGTTAAAAATCTTAAACGACTTTTTTAACGCCAATCAGGGGCAAAAATTTACGTTCAAGCATCCGTTCGAGGACAAAGAAAAGATATGCATATTCGCCATGGACGAATTAGTCGTCACTGATAACACGAGCGAGCTATGCTCTACTAAAATAGAACTGGCCGAGGTTTGATATGAGCTTAAATTTAACGACCATAAAAGACTTAAACGCGCTGGACGGCGAGGGCGTCATTCTCGTAGCACTTGAAATTTTTATCCCCGATACTCCCGTAGTCAGGATAGTTTCAAATAACGAAAACGTCGTTTTTAGAGGCGAGGAGTTTATAGCCTTTCCTTTTAACGTGGGCGAAATAACTACCGCAAAAGCAGAAACGCCCAAATTTCAAGTGCAAGTGGATAACACCAGCCGCGCCATGCAAAGCTATATATTAGCCTACGACGAATATCTAAAATCGGGCGCCGGAGTTAATGCGGCCATACAAACTAAGGTTTACGTGTTAAATACCAAAGATCTAACGACGCCCGTTATAGAGGAGTATTGCGAACTGACTGATTTTAGCAGCGACGCTTCGTACGTGACTTTTAATTTAGGCACGCAAAATTTATTTAATCTCTCATATCCGCCCAGAAAGATGTATAAAGATTTTTGCGGGTTTAAATTCAAAGATGAGCGCTGCGGCTATAAAGGAAGCGCGGCCTCTTGCGATAAGAGCCTGGCTAGTTGCAGAGCCAAAGGAAACTCGGTGCGCTTCGGCGGCTTTTTAGGGATTGCGGGAGGATATAAGAAATGAATGTTTGCGACCTAATCGGTACGCCTTTTGAGGATATGGACTGCTTTGCTCTCGTGCGCAAATGCTACGAGATAGAGTGCGGCATCATCATACCGCCCGCCAAAGCTCCACACGACAGGGCAAAAATGGTGTTTAATGAGTTTTTAGAGGAAATTTCAAAGCACTGGCATAAAGTGGAGAGACGCAAAGGCGTTTGCGTGGCTTTGCGCTACGACGTAAATCATCCTAAAATCGTAACGCATTTCGGCTATATGATAGACGAAAGCCGCATCTTGCATACGACTAAAAACACGGGCGCGATAATAGAGAGATTTCACGTTTTAGAAAATTTAGTAGAGGGTTTTTATGACTATGAAGCCTAGTAGCACAAAAATAATCACCTACGAAAACGTATTAAACCCTATAAGTAGAGCCGTGATAAGCGGGGACTACAAAAATATCGACGAAATTTTAAAAGATTTAAGATACGATAATGAAATTTACGACCTCGTAATTTCTAAAAATAGCGTTATAGAGGATGGCTTTTTCGAGGTAGATAACGGCGACGTGGTCAATATCTCTATCGTGCCCAAAGGCGGAGGCGGCGGAGGCAAAAAGATACTAGGCATCGTGGCGGCTATCGTAATAACCGTGGTTTCGTACGGAGCCGGAGCCGCTTACGGAGCGGCGCTAGCAAGTTCGTCGTTCGGTACCGCGCTAGGCCTTAGCGCCGCCGCGGCATCGGCTATAATCGCGGGAACGGTGGCTACCGTAGGCGGACTTTTATTAAACGCCGTTATGCCAAAACCTAATACGAACTTAGATTTTAGCAGGCAGGATTTTAAGAATTCTCAAACGTATAGCTGGGGTAAAACAACCAACCAGGCCATGCAAAGCCAGGCTATACCTAAGATTTTCGGCACCCATAAGATCACTCCGCCGCTAATAGCATCATACGTCGAAGCGATCGACGACAAGCAGTATTTTAACGGCCTATACGCTATCAACGACGGGGTCGTAAAAAGCGTAACCGATATAAAAATAAATAACGAAGATATAGCGAATTTTAAAGGCGTAAGCTACGAAATAAGAAGCGGCGAAACTGCTCAAGCTATCATCGAGCACTTTAACGATACGCCCTACGACAAAGGCGTAGGCAAAAAGCTAAATCCAAACGGAGAATACGCGCTAAGCCAAACCGACGGCAACGCCGTAACCTCTCTTTGCGCTACGCTTCTTATGGCGCGAGGTCTTTGGTACGCAAACGACAAGGGCGGCCTGGACGGATACTCGATAAGCGTAGCGGTAGAATACTCCGCCGATAATAAAAATTGGACGAGCTTTCCTCAAAGCCCCGTAACTATAAGCGGCGCTTCTACCGCCTCTTTTAGAAAGACGCTAAAAGCCGATAATCTTTACGCTAGCAGGTATTACATAAGGGCTAAATTTAACGCGGCCCCGAATACCGGTAGCCGCTACGGAAGCGATTGTTATCTTGAATACATTACGGAAACGACCAAAGACGATTTCATATATCCCGGCACGGCTCTGTTGGCGGTGCGGGCTCTTGCTACCGATCAGCTAAGCGGTTCGGCCCCGACGATCACTTGCATAGTTTCGGCAAATTCGGATAATCCCGCCGAAGTTTGCAAGAAAATTTTAAAAGATTGCGGTATAGAGGAAAGTCGCATAAGCGAAAATTTCAAAGACTGGGCAAAATACTGCGACGAGAAAAATCTTAAATGCAATATCGTATTCGATAGCGAGATTAGTGTTAAAAAGGCTCTCGATAATGTTTCACTTTTAGGGCGAGCCAGCGTCGTGCAGATGGGCAGCAAATTCGATGTTTTAGTAGATAAGGCCCAAATTTTGCCCGTGCAAAGCTTTATGTTCGGCATGGGAAATATTTTAAAAGATAGCTTCAAGCAGACCTTTTTACCCGTTATCGACAGGGCGAATTTTCTCGAAGTAACTTATTACGATAAGAATAAAGACTACGAACCCACCGTGATCTCGGTGATGAGCGAGGGATACGACGCCTCAAAGATCGCTAATAAAACAGGCGTTACCCTAGTGGGCTGCACGAACGAAGCTCAGGCGCGCGCATACGCCAAATTTAGCCTTAACTGCAATAGATACCTAACGCAGACGGTAGAATTCGAAGCCGACAAAGACAGCCTAGTTTGTCGTTACGGCGACGTGATAAGAGTAAGCCACGATGTACCCCAATACGGTTTTTCGGGCAGGCTTGAAGCCGATAGCGAGGGCGATATTCTTTTTCTAGATAGAAACATTGAGGACATCGACCCAAAAAGCGCCGCGATATACGCTATCCAAATCAAAAACGACGTAAACGAGGTTAGAGAATACCAAATTTTAGAATTTATTCGCCCTAATAAAATAAGAGTAAATCTAAACGGCGCGGTATATAAGCGATACGACAACTACGCGCTGGGCGAGGTAAACAAAGTAAGCAAACTATACCGAATAATAAAAATCTCGACCGGCGGCGAATTTACCCGCCATATAACGGCCATCGAATATAACGAGGACGTCTATAACGATAAGGATACTATCCGCACGCAAAATAACTCGTCGCTAGGTCTTTCAAATTTGCGCGTAACCGAAAATCTACGCCTCGAAAATAAGACTATCGAAACGTATTTGTCTATCGCGTGGCGCGGGTCGAGCCTAAGCTATCTCGCAAAAATCAAAGGCGGCGGCAAAGAGCTAGCGATCAAGACGAACGATAGCTTTTGCGACGTAAAGGTGCGCGACAACGTAACATACGAAATATCCGTAAGCGATACGTTCGGCAATAGCATAAGCCGCGCGCATAAGGTAGCGGGCAAACTAGCTCCGCCGCCGAGGGTTCAAAATTTAACCGCGACCGAGACGCGTGACGAATGGGAACTAAGTTGGAGCTACGACGACAGGCCGATCGACTTTAAAGAGTTTGAAATTTACAAAGACGGCGCGCTAGTAGAAACTACGACGAATTTGTCCGCTAGCGTCAAAAAAGACGCCCTAAGCTTAAATATCCGCGTAATGGCGATAGATACGAGCAATGTTAGAAGCACCGAAGCCGGGCTAAGCTTAACCGCTGCGCCCCCGCCTAATATCTCCGCTTTCGGCACCATCTACAAAGAAAACAAGCTTCACGCCTACTGGAACGAGGCGGGCAAAGACCTATACTACGAACTACGCAAGGGCGTAAGCTGGGACAACGCCTACAAGGTAGCCGACGCCAAAGAGCTAACCGCGGGGCTAAATTTCAACGGGACCTATCTCATAAAAGCCTATTACGAAAACGCGCACGGGCTAAAAGTGTATAGCGCGCAGGCAAAGACGCTTATCGTGGACGAAAACCGCCTGGATATTAACGTAATGGAAACTATCGCGCAGCCCGCATGGGACGGAGCGCACGATAGCACCCAAATTTCAAATAACGGGCTATGTCTAAGGGGCGATTATACGAACGCGAACGTCGCAGCTAGAAAGCTCGCCGCATTAAGCGGAAACTACGATATAAAAAAGATCGTAACCCTAAGCGGCGAAAAGCTATGTAAGATAAGTGCCTTTTTAGACGTTAGCGGGTTAGCACTAAATTCGACGTTCGATAGCTTCATAAACGTCGATAAGGTAGAAAACATAGACGGCGCTAACGAAAACGACTTTACGGCGAGACTTCAAATTTCTATTTCAAAAGACGGCGCAAGCTGGGCGGCGTATAAGGACTTCGAAAGCGGCGAATACATAGGCAAGGCTTTTAAATTTAGGGTCGCGCTTACGGCAAAAATGCCTTTCATAACGCCTTTTATAAACGCTTTAAATGTTCTCGTCGATATGCCCGACGTCATCGAAAGTGAGAGCGGCGCAAGCGATGAAAACGGAGCCGTAAGCATAAAATATAAAAACGATTTTAGCACGGCCCCAAAAGTGCAAATCACAATCATAAACGCCCAAAGCGGAGACGACGCGATACTGACAAACCAAACGGACAAAGGATTTACGATAAAAATCATAGACAAAAACGGCGCTAGCGTAAAGCGCGAATTTAATTACATCGCGAAAGGATACTAATGGCACAAGTAAATAGTTTTACCATCCCCGCCAATCAAAGCGGAACGGCGTTTAGGACGCAGGCGAATAACATCTTTAGCGCTCTTGCCTCGCTAAATACGGGCGCTACGGCTCCTGTAAACCCGCAACAGGGGATGCTATGGCTAGATATTTCAAATCCCCGAAAGCACTACCTAAAAATAAGGAATAGCGCGAACAATGCTTGGGGTACGCTGTTTGAATGCAATGCGGGAGAGGCGGAGTTTAAGGTAAGCGGTATCGATAGTTCGGCTTTCATTCAAAAAACCCAAGGGACGCTTATTAGCGAATTAGCCCACGTTACGCATTCGCAGATTTTACCCGACGGCGATTATAGTTCGCCCGATTTTTGGCTTAGCGTAAAACCGGGGATTTATTATGCGACGAGAGAAAAGGGACGAAACGGGCCTTTCGTATACGGGCTCGTAGAAATCATCAGCAACGGCGAGATAAGCATCACCTGGAGCTACTTCGGCGAAGTATGGAAATGGTACCAAGGTTTTAATAAAAGCAGTAGCGGATGGAAAAAAGTGGTTTTAGGCAATGTCTCTTCTGCTTCCGGAGCGAACTCTATCGTAGCCAGAGACGCGAACGGAGACTTCGAGGGCAGGTGGATAGCCGCGGCTCACTTCAGGCTCGGCGCCAAAACGCAAAACGATCTTTTTAGCGCCGATAGCGAAATCATATTTAGAACGGGCCCCAAAGAGAACGAGAACTATCTGCGCGGCGTAAGCTTTAAAAGGCTTATCGATTTCTTAGGAACGGCCGATGCGACGGCGGGAACTTTGGTGCGTAGAAATGCGGACTCAGACTTTGCGGGTAGGTATATATCAGCGACATCATTCAAATCTATCGCAGGCCTCGACGACAATCTCATCAACGCTCAAAGCGGCATCATGTATTGGAGCCCTACGGATAAGTTTATGCGTCCGGCAAGTCTAGCGAAAATAAAGGAATTTTTATCGACGAATTTGCAAGGCTCGCTAGGAACGAACGGCTATACCAAGCTACCAAACGGCCTCATAATGCAATGGGGAGCGGCGAGCTCGTGGGACCCTAAGCAAATCAACATCGCGCTACCCGTCGCATTTCCTAATAGTCCGATATTTGGCATAGGAGCGTATACGAAAATTGGCAATTCGGGTAGACAGGGGAGCACGCCGTATCCGGGGAAATATACCGATAATCGAGGCCAAGAACAAAACGGCGAAATAACCATAGTCGGACTACCTGGATTATCAAGAACAAATATTAGTTTTTACTCGAGCAAGAGTAGGGAAAACTTTAACTATATCGCATTTGGATATTAAAAGGACAAACGATGAAATATGCACATTACGACGAAACGACGAAAAGGCTTCTTGGCTACTACGACGACGAGATACATGAAACTATCCCGACGCCCAATATCAAAATCTCGGATGAAACTTGGCAAAAAGCCTTGAGCGAAAACGCAAATAGCGTGGACGTAAAAAATCAAAAACTCGTGAGAGTGGAAGTCGAGCAAGAAATCGACGAAAAGGCACGCGAACTAGCCGAGCTTGAAGCACAGATCAAAGAGTGCGAGGAGTATATCCGCAATGCTCTAATTATCGGCAACACGGCAGTTTTAGAGGATTTGCGCGCCGAATACAAAGAGCTCTTGGCTCAAAAACAAGCCCTAGAAAAAGGAGAAAACAAAGATGAAAAAGAAAATTAAACGCTGCGAGATATGTAGCTCAAAGCTAGACAAACAAGGCGACTGCTCTTGGAGCGGCTGCCCTGCAAGCCCAAAATACCAAACGGAAGAAAACGAATCAAAGCAAGAAGAAAAGCAAAAGGACAAAAATGAGAAGACTAAACAATAAAGAAATTTTACAAATTTCAAAAA